CTATATAATTTTGCCCTTCATCTCTATTTAAAACTCTAGGCATATTCATAAACATTCTTTGTACGAATTTAGTTATTCGTTCTATTTCCCAAGATCCTTGTTGTTGAAAAGATAGATAAGTAAAAAATGGAGCTGTTCTCATTATATCTATAAGTGGAAATTTCTCACGTACTGGTCCAGAAATTACATTTGACTCTAAAGTACGGTTATTCTGACGTAGTCTTGCTAAAGTGTCAGCCATTGTTCTAAGCCTCTCTGGATTAGTAAGCAATTCAGAACGATGTTCTGATGTATTTTTAGTTACATCATAAATAGTAGGAAAGGATGTTTCTAATGTTTTTATAGATGTTTTATATGAATTCACTGTCTCTTCTCTACGTGTCCAAGTTTTTAGAAAACCTAGATCTTTAACTAAATCACTTCTTAGATCAGTATAACTTATGACTTTTGTTCCTTCTTTGTCTTTCGCCAAGGAAAGCGCATTTATATTATTGTCTGCTAAATATGAAGATTTTAACGTCATAGTAGCATCTGCTTTTAAAGCATTTAATAGTTTACACTCCTTTGTATCTTTTCGCATTGCTGTTAAAAGATCATCGAAGCTTTTTGAGTATGTTAATTTAATGGATTTTGTATCAGGATTAACTAGTTTATAGTTACCTTTTATTTTAGCATCATGTTTTGCTAACCATCCTTCAACATTAACTAATACTTCGTTAACGTCTATACTCGTTTTCTTTTTGTTTATTTTCAACATATTTATTAGTGTCTGTTAATGTTTGTAATATTTTGAGTGTCTCTTTTTTATCGTAGTCTCTAATAAAGTCACTTATGTCTTTACTCTTATACGATATGGGTATTTCCACGGTACTAACATTATAAGTCCTACTCATTTCTAGAGCTCCCCGTTTACCACTGACATCATTATCATAGAAAATTAAGATCTTACTGAATCTATTATTCAAGTCTTTCATTATCTGTTGTGGTATTAATGTATTCTCGCTGTTAGCTGATACAGCTGTGTACCCCAGAGAGTACAAAGTCATAACATCTTTTAATGATTTAGTGATAATAAGCAAATCTCCCTTATCTGGTAGTTGCTCATATCCCTGAATATTGTTGATTGTGCAATTTGACATCCATTTGGTGTCTGCACTATTTAGCGGTCTGTAAATTTTAAATTTGTTAAATATTTGGTAAGCGTACATTGGTGTTTCTTCACTAAACTTCCATGACATTAAATTATCATTTAACCATATATGTGACACAGGATATACATCATACAATTTTAGTATGTCTCTATTTATATTAAATTGTCCCCAATATGTATCATCTGTTTTAGTAAAGTTTTTCCTTTTAATCTTTATATCTGTTCTAGTTGCTTTATAGTTATTTCTAACATTTAGTCCTTGTGTACTTTGTTCTAATAAGTTAAGGCTTAAGTCTGTACTTACTCTATTTAGAGCTTCTCTGTAAGAGCTTAAATGACATTTTAGTTGTACGAATTTAAAACAGTTACCGACTTCTCCGGTAGACTGATCTTTAAATAGTAGACTATTAGTTGTTTTAGATATAAATAAACCAAAGGATGGGTTATTATCTTTTCTTAAAGGGCTATTAAACTTAGAACCTATTATTAGTTTGTGCCCTATGTAATATGAGTATATATCATACTCAGTTGTTTTACTTAAGATATTTTCTTCTGTTGCAGGTTCTATTATTGTACTGTCGTATAGCATAAATTAAAAATATAGCTACCCCGGCCTTGACCGGGATAACTGGACATATATGTAAGGATTAGAATGGTAATTCCGATCCTGTTTTTGTTTCAAATGGGTCAACCTTACTTTTTTCTGAGTCCGGTTGTACTCTTTCCATCTTATCGATAGAAAGTACTCTTATCTTAGATTCTTCCTTAGACACTGTCATAGGCTCAATCCAGATATATTTAGTATAATTAGGTAATGTAGTAAAGTTGTTATCATCATAAACTACTTTAGCTCTGATTTTAACTCCTTTTGCTTTATCACCAACTACTCTTATTAATTGAGTACCAAAATCTTCAAACGATTCTGCTTTGATATTCAATTCTTCATTAGTAAGAATTCCTGAAGCCACTAACATGTGATGAACTCTAGTCATCTGTTTGTTAATCTTTCCTTTAAGTACTGCCGCATCTTCTCCGTCTCTCGACTTAGGCTGCCATTCAGTCTTTGGTACTTCTGCTCCAGATAGATCTTTAAAGTAGAAACATAAGAACTTGTTAGCATTCTTAGATTCTTTACTCTCAATTCTATCTAATTCTAAATTTTCAATTATCCCAGCATCGACAAACGAACCACCTTGATCTTTAAGTTCATTGGTGTTGTCTATCGCATATAAAAAATCACTCATTTGTTATTTTAGTTTAATACATTATTAATTTCGTCGATCACAATCTTGCAATCGTTCGTTATTGTATCTTGATTTTCGAATAACATCGGTGGACACTTAGCTGAGTCTGTTCCATCTGAGTTTAATTTGAAATGATAATTTTTGGTATTATCTGATATTTTCACATCAGCGTATAGTGTAATAGTGAATTCCTTCTCTATCACCCCTTTCCACTCTTTACCCTTCACGAGGATTCTCTTTTCTACAGCTCCTTCTGGGCTTTCTACCCATTCGTAATGTGCAGTCATTAGGATATCCTTAGGGCACTTCTTTATTAGAAATAGTATCTGTCCTATCTCTTCATTATACATATTCCAAATGTCAAAATTTCGCTTAGTTTTCATTGCTGTTCTAAGTACACTTTGTGCATACTCTGAAAAACTTTCAAAGACTATTGTTTTAATCTCTGGGTTTTTAGCGTATTCAATTAGTTTTTCTTTGGCATCTCGCCATTCATTTGGTTTACAGTAATGTTTAAAATTGTTTTTAAACGGTAGTGGTTTGTTTTCAAGATTTATAAATCCAGTTGTAATAGGATCCATATTTCTAAATGAATATGTTTTACCTCTTCCTGATGAAGATACTATTGCTATTTTATATGCTTCTCTCATTTTTTATTTATTAGTTGTTTCCCCGAGTGATAGCATATGATAATTTGTTGTAAAAAAGGAAAGGGCTAACTTAGCCCAATCCAATAATATTCCGGGATGTGAATATTAATATTATTTGCGTCTTGCTACTAATGCAGCAAACACATCATTAGGAATGATCTCACGACCAATTCTAACGAATCCAGCGCACAACTCAATTGGAGTTCCGCTTAGAGTGCGTAACATTTTATACTCAATGAATGCATCTAACTTAGTGACGATTGTATTATAATCTTCAACTAAATCGTATACAGGCTTAAGTCCTCGTTCGCGAGCAAATTCAGGACGCTCGATGAAATCGATGTCGTGTGTACCAGAAGTACCGACAGTCAATATTCCACCTAAGTTAAGGCAATCGATGCCTCTCCTTACTGCTGGATAGTCAACACCTGTTACGGTAAGACCAGCCAATTTTGCACGAGTTAAGATTCCCTCTACATAAAACTCCATTGTTTTTTTAGTAACTGAAGTCTTAGTATTTACTACGAATGAAAATGGTGTGTTCTTTGTCATGATTGTAAAAAATTTATTGTTATTAGTACTAGTTTAAAGTGTGATCGTCAATACGATTATACTTCAGATTGTTTTTGAATACAAAAATATTGGGCTCTCCCTCTCGTACTTTAAGGAAGTGCATATAGATCAAATCCTTGGTTTCCCAGTTTTTTGGTCCGTACCTGGTTATACCCAGGATTTCAGGTCGATGTAGTACGAGCATATAATCGGATGCTTGGAAGACACTGTCTCCTCCGAATATGTCTTTACGTATTGGAAACTGCAAGTTTGGGACACTAATCCTGTCACTCGATTCAATCTCTCTATTCATCTGACTTAATTGTATAATTGTGTTCCGACCGTATTTCTTCATCTCCATAAATAAATATTGAAGTTGTGCCAAGGTCGTTCTCTCAGCTTCTCCACTCTTATTTCGAGTTAGGAGAGTATGATCGAGTATTATAATTAGCCATTTACCTTTAACAAATGGTTCTTGACTAAATACTTCAATCGTTTTCCGGATTTGGTCTACGTTTCCGGGTGTATCTACATAGTATATAGGATAATCTTTAATCTTGTTGGCTTCTTTAACTGCTTTATAAAACAGTGCATCATTAAGCTTAAAATCAGTGTAGCCACTGTAAAGCTCACGTGTCGTCTTTTCCAACTTATGTGAGAGTTTTCTGCCAACCTGTTTAGAGGCAAGCATCTCAAAATTAAACGAGAGTACTACAAAGTCCTCTCCTGGATTCAGATCGAATAGATCAGATTCCAAACTATTTACGAAACTAGATTTACCACTGCCTGATATTCCGGCTACGGTATAAATAGTATTGGGCTCGATACCGCCCATACATTGATCGTTAAATTTTTTCCAACGGGTTTTCAAGGAATGCATTGTTCCTTGACGCCGTTCATCCATAAACTCCAGGATTTCCCTTACAGGTCCTTTAATATGTCTATAGTTTAACGGTTTAATTAAGCGTTGTTCCATAGCTTGAAGGTTTATTTGTATCTTCTTTATCGTTCATTCGATCTTCGTATACTTTCCACTCTTCTGCTGCAAGCCATTTTGGGAGTCGTTTCATATACTTCATGGTACCTTCGCGGTCCCTAACCTCTAACTCGAAGTTTAATGCTTTTATTATCGCTTTATGGCGTAATTTACTAGCACCAAGGATGTTTTGGTAGATTTTCTTACATCGCTTCATATCAGTACGTAAGTAATCATTATAACCATCAGGTCTAAGTACTTTTACAGGATAAATTTCTGTAAGTTCCTCGAACACATCCTTTTCTTCTTGAAAAATGGAGTTTAACTTATTCCGTGCAACGAGCGCACTAGGTTCTAAGGCTCCACTTGAATTAAGGTTTGAAATATAACTCTTCAACTCTAGCTTTTTTATGTCTTCTCTAACATGTTTTTCGTCAGTATCAGCTATGAATTTGATAATTGTTTGATAATCCTGCTTATATATCAGGTACGCTAGCAAAAACTGATTTGCAGTCAGTTTAAGTTCGTGGAGTAAATCGAAATCTACTTCTATTAT